GAATGTTTAGAATTGCAAAGTTATGATGAAAAAAGTGGAGATCCAGACAAGCAGAATGGATATGATCACCTCAACGATGCGTTAGGATATCTTGTGTATAGAGAATTTAATATTATTCATGCACGAGCAGGTCGTCGAACTGGTATTAGAATATATTAAAAGTAATGATACTATGAGGAAAAACCGTGTATAGCTCACTAGATATTTACAATCAGCCTGTAACTTTAGCTCCCACAACGGTTGCCTCTCCTAATGCTGCTTATCAAAGGATGGCAAATTTCTGGGGATTGATTGAGGATTTAAAGGAAGGAACTTATAAAATACGCAGCGAACATAGAAAATATTTACAACAAGAACCAAGAGAGACTGATGATGCCTATGACACAAGGCTGGCAAGATCCACGGTTGTTCCCTATTTGCAACGAATAGAAAAAATGCTGTCGGGGATGCTGGTGCGAAAGCCTGTCCGACTTGACGATGTATCTGATTTAGTTAGGGAGCAGCTTTTTGATGTTGATCTTGAAGGCAACGATCTCAACGTTTGGCTTTATCAAACTGCAAGAACTGCAATATCATTTGGTCACGTCGGTGTGCTTGTTGATGCCCCAAAGGAAGGAGAAAAGGCAAGACCATATTGGGTAACTTATACACCAAGGGATATTCTTGGCTGGCGAACAGAAATTGTGGAAGGCACAAGGCAATTGACTCAACTTAGATTAATGGAACAAGTGGTCGAGCCTGATGGAAAATATGGTGAAAAGTTGGTGAAACAGATTCGAGTTCTTGAGCTTGGTCGTTATGAAATACATCGCAAAGATAAAAAAGGTGATTATAAATTATTTGATCAAGGTGAGATGAGTATCAAAAATAAGATTCCGTTTGCTGTTGCATATTCAAATCGAGTTGGATATTACGAATCACGCAGTCCTCTTTATGACATTGCTGAACTAAACCTCAAGCATTATCAAATACAAAGCGACCTTGATAATATTCTTCACATTAGTTCTGTTCCTTTGCTTGCTGTTTTTGGTTATCCAAACGCTGATGAGATAACGACTGGACCAAACGAAGCGTTATCTTTGCCACCAGAATCAAGACTTGAATATGTATCTCCATCTGGTGACAGCTACGACAGCCAGTTCAAAAGGCTTGGAGATATTAAAGATCAAATAAATACTTTGTCTCTTGCTGCTGTTCTTGGTCAAAAATTAGTAGGAGAAACTGCCGAAGCAAAGCGGATCGACAGATCGCAAAACGATTCAACGATGATGGTTATCGCACAGCAGATGCAAGACTTGATTGATAATTGTCTTAAGTTTCATAGTGAATATCTCAACGAACCTAACGCTGGCAGTTCTTTCGTTAATAGAGACTTTGTAACCGCAAGGCTTGAACCAGCAGAAATTGACAGCCTCCTTAAAATATATGCTGCAAATGGCATTAGCCAAGAGAAACTTCTTGAGCAACTTGCAAGCGGAGAAATACTCGGTGATGACTTTGATATTGAAGAAGAATTAGAAAAAACGCAATCAGGTGGGTTGATAGAGATGAACCAAGAAAGTGAAGCAGCTTAGTAAATGGCAGTTCCAGAGGCTTTTTACAGAGAAGCTATAGATCTCAACAGATATAGCAACAAGGTGCAATTTCAAATTGCTTCCCAATTTAATGAAGTTATCCTTGATGTTCTCAGGCAGATAAGAGATCTCGAGGGGAACAGCCCAGCAACAACTGCAAGACTTCGATCAATATTGGCTCAAATGGTTGATAGCCTGAAAGGCTGGGAGAATGAAAGTGCCGTTTATATGATTGATGAACTTCAAAACTTAGCAGAGTTTCAAGTTGGCTTTGTGCAAGATCAACTCCAACGAGTTCTTCCAAAAGGAGAATTTCAAGTAAACACGGTTGCTGTTTCTCCTGACTTTGCAAAATCAGTTGTAACCAGAGATCCAACTGCTTTGACGATCCGTTTGCGTGATAAAGATGGAGTATTTAGAACTGCACAGTTTTCATTGACTGCCAAAAGAGGATCAGACATATCACTGCCAAATGGAAAAACAGTCAAAAAAGCATTCAGAGGTATTGCTGATGATTCAGCTTCGAGACTTTCAAAAGCAATTAGACTTGGAGTTTTGGAAGGAGAGTCTTTGCCAAAAATAGTCAGGAGACTCAAAGGACCTAATTTAAGTTTCGTTAGTAAACCTCAAAATGCTATCGCCTTAAACTCTGCTTTAAAAGATTCAGAGGGCATGCTCTTATCAAACAAGCAAATCCAGACTGTCGTCAGGACAACCGTTAATCAAGTGCAAAATGCTGCAAGTCAGGCAGTTTATGCAGCAAATAGCGATATTACTGGCAGATATCAATATGTTGCAACTCTTGATGCTAGAACAAGCTCTATTTGTCAGAGGTTAGATGGTCAATTGTTTAAATATGATCAAGGTCCTGTTCCTCCTCAACATTTCAATTGCAGATCCACCACCGTTCCAATTATTGATGACGACGATCTTGCCAGAGCCTTTCCAAACACAAGGCCCTCTGCAACTGGTCGTGTTCCGCAAGATACAAACTACGCAAACTGGTTAAAAGATAATCCAGATATCCAAGACAAAGTGCTAGGCAAAAAGAAAAGATATTTTAATTTTTTAATGAGTCCAAAAAGAGGAAAGAAACAACTTAACGCAACAAATGCTTTGAAAAAAATTATCCGAGAGGATGGAACGGAGCTAACATTAGATCAACTAGCTAAACGATATCCAAATGCCAATTAAAAAAGGAAAGTCCCAAAAAACAATAACAGGCAATATCAGAATGCTTATGAAAGAAGGCAAATCAAGATCACAGGCTGTGGCGATTGCTTTAAGTTCTGCTGGCAAATCTAAACCAGCCAAGAAACGCAAAAGGAGATAAGATATATTTAGTTGCATTTAAAATCATGCCTTCACGCTACGGATCAATGAAACCAAAAGGAAAGAAAAAGAAAAAGAAAGGAGGCAAAAAGTAATGGGTTATATTTTTAAAGTTCAAGGTGCAGAAGAAACTAAGCCAAAGGCTGAAAACTCTGAAGTAAAGCCAAAAGCCAAAAAATCAAAAAAGAAAGGTGACTAGACGCTTTAGAAAAGTTCCAAAGGATAAAAAAACTGGCGTTGCTAAGAAATATCTTAGTGGGGCCAAAAATAAAGCTGCAAAGGCTGCTGAAATAAAAAGAACGGCAGCAGCTTACAAGCGAGGAGAGTATATTGATATAAAAGCTGTTCAAAAATCAAGGGTTGCTCAAGATGGCTCCAAGAAAAAGAAAAAGCGTAAGAAAAAAGCCTGAGCCTAAACCACTCAGCGCAACTGTTATCAAAACGCTAACAAGAAAAGCAAACAATTCAAAATTTACTCTTAGACAGTTAAAGGCTGTATATAGGAGAGGTCAGGGAGCCTATCTTGGTGGAGGATCAAGAAATGTAACAATGCAAGCGTGGGCGATGGGGAGGGTTAATAGTTTTATAACAGGCAAAGGCGGTGCAAGAAAGGCCGATGCTGATTTACTGAGATAAAAATGAAGAAAAAAGAACTCACAACTCGCCAAAAAAATGCTTTAAAGCGTCATAAGTCAACTCATGGACACACAAAAGCACACATGGATGAGATGATTAAGGCGATGCTTGCTGGCAAAACCTTTACTGAAGCTCACAGACTTGCCATGAGGAAAAAAGGCAAATGACAATCAAAAGAGGTGGACATACTTTTGCTGGTGTTGATAAGCCAATCCGCACACCAAATCATAAGAGTGGAAAGTCCCATGCAGTCGTTATAAAACAGGGCGATGGCTTTAGATTAATTAGATTTGGGATGCAAGGTGCAAAAACAAAGCCTCCAAGAAAGGGTGAGTCAGAGGCAGATAAAGCTAAAAGACGGTCTTTCAAAGCTCGTCATGCTAAAAATATTGCAAAAGGTAAGACAAGTGCAGCTTATTGGGCTGACAAAGTAAAGTGGAGTTAGTATATTAATAA